GGGCAAAATGCCTGGACAAAACCGTTGACCTTGACCCTGACAAGTTGACGTGGCTTGCCGTTGACTTATCACCTGACAGAAAAAATGGAAGTTTAGTTGCCGCCCAAAAATTAGGTGATGAAACGTTTGTGGTCAAATTGCTTCACACCTGGTCAAATGCCTTGCAGTTAGACGACAGGGCAGTTGCCAATGATTTGGCAGATTATGCGCGCAAGTACCCGACCGAATACGTTTTGTATTCTCGCAAGACTTCAGGGGCGGTGGCTGCCAGGCTTGCACCCGCTGGAATCCCAATTTATGACATGGACAACGCCTATCCACAAAGTTGTGACGAATTGTTATCGGCTATCAATAGCGGCAGGTTGAAACACAGGGGGCAAGCCCAATTGACGGACGAAATCTTATCTGCCGTGCAATTGCGGCGTGGTGACGGCGGTTGGGTTATCGGAAGACGTGCCAGCGCAAAAATTGTTTGCGGCGCAGTGGCAACTGCATTGTTGACGCATTTTGCGACACGCCCAGTCAATGACCTTGACATTATGGTTGGGTGAGAGTAAAAGTCTGACACAATTTCTGCATGGGATTTTCTGATTTATTCACACGGGCAAAAGTATCTGCTGCCGTTCCAGCCGATACGCAGAAAGTAGACGCTGCGAGTATTGCGCCTTATTACAGTGAAGTGGGAAATCTCTTTTTATTTGGTGGAATAGTCAATGCTTCACGCGCTGAAGCCATGAGCGTGCCAACCGTTGCGCGTGCGTTAGGTATTGTCCAAACCATTGCTTCATTGCCCATGCACACCCGCAATCAGGCAACGGGCGAAAAAATATCGCAACCGCGCGTTATCAACCAACCTGACCCAAGAATCCCAGGCGTTACATTTTGGGCGTGGATTATTTCAGATTTATTTTTTTTCCCGACTGCTTATGCTTACGTTAATGACAGGTATGCCGATACGGGCAGAATTAGGGCAATGGAAAGAATTGCACCTGAACGCGTAACAATCCAAACCAACGGCGTTGGGTTCGAAATTGTTTCTTATTCAATTGACGGTTCATTTGTTGACCCTGCAAATTTAGTTGTCTTCAATGGCACGCAGGAAGGGTTGCTCAGTCGCGCTGGTCGCACAATAAAGGCAGCCGCGTCCCTGGAACGTGCGGCAATGAATTTTGCTAACGAACCAATCCCACAAATGGTTTTGAAATCAAATGGCACGTCATTGCCTGCTGACCGCGTTTCAAAATTGTTAAGTGCTTGGAAAACGGCGCGGGCGTCCCGCTCAACGGCATTTCTCAATGCGGACGTCACATTGGAAACAATTGGTTATGACCCACGAAATTTGCAATTAAATGAAGCCCGAAACTACGTCAGTTTAGAATTAAGCAGGGCTTGCAATTTGCCGGCCTACTTCACAGACAGTCAACAATCAAGTTTTACTTATGCAAACGCCTTAGACAAACGGCGTGATTTGGTGGATTTTGCGTTTAGAAATTACATGCACATTTTAGAGGAAAGGCTATCTTTTGCGGATTTCACCCCTGCTGGCAATACAGTCAAATTTGATTTAGACGATTTCTTGCGCGGCAATCCATTTGAACGTGCGCAAGTTTATGAAATCTTGAACCGCATTGGCGCAATGAGCGTTGATGAAATACGTGAGGAAGAAGACATGCTGCTATGAAAAAAGTGATAACACCAATGCTCATAACGGCTGCTGATTCCAACAGTCGCACAATCACAGGTCGAATTGTTACGTTTGAAGAAACTGGCAACACGTCAATTGGCAAAGTGCAATTTGCAACCAATTCAATTTTACCTGAACCAGTTATGTTGAATTTGGAACATGACCGCACGCGGCGCATTGGCAAAACATTGTCCATGACTTCAGACGACAAAGGAATTGAAGCGGTGTTCAAAATTATTGAAACGACCGCAGGCAATGACAGTTTGGTTGAGGCAAGCACGGGAATGAGAGACGGCTTCAGTGTGGAAGTAATGTTTGATGAATACGAAACACTTAAAGACGGCACAATTCGTGTTTTGAAGGGTGACTTGACTGGTGTTGCATTGACCAGTGAACCTGCAATCAGGTCAGCCCGTGTGGCTGAAGTTGCTGCAACGGAAGAAAATGAAATTTCAGATTCACCAATTGAAACTGAAGAAATACCAACTAACATAGGAGAAGACAAAGTGGAAGACACCGTCAAAGACGCTTCAACCGCCGAAACGGTAGAAGCCGCACAGTCAGTAACCGCTGCTGCTCATGCAGTAGGTGGATACAAAACCAAACCACGCATTGAAATTACTGCCGCAAAATATCTTGAAAACAAGGTGCTTGCTGCATTAGGTAATGAAGACGCGCGCCAATATGTTATGGCAGCAGATAACAACACAACAGATTCAGCAGGACTTGTTCCGACACGTCAATTGGCTGAAGTAATCAACGGACTTGCAACAACTATTCGTCCAAGCATTGACGCCATTTCACGCGGTGCATTGCCTGACGCTGGAATGACATTTGAAATTCCAAAAATTTCCGTTGTTCCTACGGTTGCGCAAATTAATGAAGGCAGCGCATTTTCTGACACAAACATGGAAAGTGCTTTCCTATCAGTGGACGTCAAAAAATTTGCAGGGCAACAAAATTTTACGGTGGAACTTCTGACTAGAACTTCGCCATTATTTTATAACGAGTTACTTTTGAACATGGTTGCGGCAATGGCTAAGGCGCAAAATGCTTATGTCAATTCAATTCTTGTTGCAAATGCAGCAGTTGATGGAACTACACTTTCAACATTTCCAACGGCTGCTGAATTGCTTGCATACGTTTCACGCGGTGCGGCTACCGTATACACAAACACCACTGGTTTTGCCCGTAACATAATTATGGGTGCAAGCCAATGGGCAAACACAATGTCATTGAACGAAAACGGACGTCCAATTTATATGGCTTCACAACCGTCAAATGCTGGTGGCGCATTGCGTCCCGATTCATTGCGCGGAAATGTTGCGGGGCTTGATTTGTTTGCTGATTTTGCCGCACCTGCTGGAAGTGATGACGGTTCAATGATTATTGTTAACCCTGCTGCATACACATGGTATGAAGGAACACAATACCAATTGCGGGCAGAATCAACTGCTGATGGTTCAATCAATATTGGCGTTTATTCATTCGGTGCAGTCGCAGTTAAACTTGCGGGCGGCGCGTTCCGTAACAACAAGTAAAAAAAACAATCATGCGGCAGATTCTCCCGATTCTGCCGCAGCAGTAGAAAGGAAACGGACATGCCAAACATTGTCACTGCGGGTCAATTGCGTCAGGTGCTTGGTGTGTCCGTTTCACTTTATTCAGACGCCTATTTGGAAGAAATTATCAACACCGCTGAAGACGTCATTTTGCCCATGCTGGTTGCCAACGTTTCAGCAGTTACGGCTTACGAATTAAAAACAGACGTGGCTTATTACTACACCCAACGCGCACACCATTTTGTTGAAGGTCAAAGCGTCATAGTCACGGGATTGCCCGCGCCATTCACTGCAACCGTTACAGTGGGCGATTTAATTGGTGTTCATTTTTTTACGGCCGCAATTGTTTCAAGTGACGTGACATTGCGTGAAATTATTCCAAACGGCAAGGCAACGTTATCGGGCTATTCAGCCGCACAAATTTATGCTTCAACGCCTGCAATTGAATCAGCAATTTTGGCAGTGAGCGTTGAAGTCTTCCAATCACGCGTTGCAGCAGGTGGACAAATTGAAGGTGTTGATTTTACCAGCACGCCTTACAGAATGGGCAGAAGTTTGACCAATAGGGTGTCCACATTATTAATGCCCTACCTTGACGTTGAAACGGTTTGTCAATAATGCCAGCGTCCAGCATTTCACAAACACGGGCTGCCCTAGCAAATTCATTTTCAGCCTTGGAAGCCAGCGTTTATGAATCCGTGCCTGAATCACCAATCCCGCCTGCAATTTGTATTTTGCCAGGTTCACCATATATGGAAGTTGTCTTGATTAATAATTCGACAACAAAGGTTCAAATTAATTTTGTCATTAGCGTCATTGTTGCGTCCAATAGCAATGCAGGTTCATTAGATAACCTGGAAAAACTAATAATCGGAATTCTTGCGGCAATGCCCGCAGGATATGAGTTGGGAACGATAGAAAAGCCAACAGTGTTGGAAGTCGGACAAAGTCCAATGTTGGTGGCTGACATAAACGTTACAACCTATTACACGCAAACGAACTAAGGAGAAAAAGAAATGGCAACAACAGTCTTAACTGGTCGTAACATTTCGTTGTCTTTCACAGGTGGAACAGACATTGAAGCCCAAGCGACCAGCGCAGTTTTAACAAAAACATTTGACCGTCAGACATATCAAACACTTGATGGGGAAGCCTATTTTGTGACTAATGTTGAAGCGGAATTTGTATTGGAAATGCTTGCGGATTGGGGCAAGGCAAACAGTGTGTGTGAAGCAATTTGGACTGCTTGCGACACAACACCAAACGGCACGGTCACAGTTACAATGGAAGCGACAACAGGCGCGGAATTTGTATTTGACGCATTGCTAAATTATCCAAGCGCGGGTGGTGCGGGCATGGACGCTCAAACCGTAACGTTCACTTGGAAAGTCTACCAAGGCGAAGTCACAGAAACATTCTAAAACCTAGAATCGGGAGAAAAGAAAATGAAATTACCAATCACAATTGAATTCAACAATGGCGACCAGGCAACTTATATTGCCGCCCCGCCTGAGTGGGTACGTTGGGAAAAAAGCACGGGCAACACCATTGCCCAAGCGCAAGACAAAATTGGCATTTCAGATTTAGTGTTTTTGGCTTATCACGCCATGCGGCGTGAAGCGGGTGGCAAACCAGTCAAGCCGTTGGAAGCCTGGACAGATAGCATTTCTGAAGTCATTGTGGGTGAAGAAAGCCCAAAAGTTATCCAGTCGGAAGCCTTGCAAGAGTAGTTTGGGAACTAGCCCTGGCAACGGGGTTAGCCCCAAACGAATTTGAAACCGCTGAAGACATTTTGACCGTGATTGAAATTTTGGAAGGGCGGAACAATGGCAAATGAAGTGACCATTGGTTATGACAAGCAGGAATTGCGCGCCATCATTGGTTCATTCAAAGCAATGAATGAAGAAGCCACTGCCCAAGCAAAAAAAGAAACTTCAGCCCTGGCCGAATGGGTCAAAGGCAGAATCGTCACGGCGTCAAGGGGTACGCGTAATTTGGTTGACAATAGAGTTGCCGAAGGTGCAAAAGTTTCCAAGTCGTCCAAGATTGGTGAAATTTCATTTGGTTTTGCTGGTCAGAAATTTAGCGGCGGTGCAACGACCCAACAAGTGTGGGGCGGGGCTGAATTTGGTTCAAACCGTTGGAAGCAGTTTCCAGTTTGGTCAGGGCGTGAAGGGCGTGGGTCACGGGGCTGGTTTATTTACCCAACCTTGCGCGCTGCCCAACCTGAAATTGTAAAGCGTTGGGAAGAATCGTTTTCAAAAATTATAAAGGAATTTAACTAATGGCTGGCAGTCGCACGCTTAAACTCTCAATTCTTGGTGACGTTTCCGACCTGAACAAATCCTTAAAAGCAGGCGCGGCTGACGTTGACACGTTTGGTGACAAGATTGGCAAGGCAGGCAAAATGATTGGGGCAGCGTTTGCCGCTGCTGCCGCTGCTGCCGCCGCCTATGCAATTAAAATTGGAATTGATGGCGTCAAAGCAGCCATTGAAGATGAGAAAGCACAAACCCAACTTGCCCTTGCCCTAGAAAACGCAACGGGTGCAACAAAAGGGCAGATTGCAGAAACTGAAAAACAAATTCTAAAAATGTCATTGGCAAGTGGTGTTGCAGATGACGATTTGCGCCCAAGCCTTGCACGGTTAGCACGGGCAACAGGGGACACTGAACAAGCGCAAAAATTATTGGCAATGGCAATGGACATTTCGGCTGCTACGGGCAAGCCGCTTGAAACGGTTTCAAATGCGCTAGGAAAAGGTTTTGAAGGCAACACGGCAGCGTTGGGCAAACTTGGGATTGGTCTATCTGCTGCCGAATTGAAAACAATGACATTCACGGACGTCCAGGGCAAATTGACGGATTTATTTGGCGGGGCAGCAGCGGCCAACGCCGAAACCTACGCAGGAAAAATTGCACGCATGCAGGTGGCATTCAATGAAGCAAAAGAAACAAT